ATCAACTGTTTTAATATCTGATTCCGCAAATTTTTTGTATTTTGGCCATTTTCTTTTAGCACCTACATGTGCGCCAACAACTGCAGCGCCTGTTCCTACAGCAGCACCTACTGCTTTTTTAGTTTGAGTACTTTTAGCTTTTTTTGAAGCTTTTACATCTTTTTCATATTTATCATGAATGTCAGAACTTTTTTTCCAAAACTTCTTTTTAAGTTTAGAAGCTGATGAACCTGGTTTAAGATCGGCGCTTTTGAATTGCTTGTTAACCGTGCTAATCATATCATCAAAACCTTTTCTTCTTGATGTTAAATCCTTTGCAGGTTTGAACCCCTTAATAGCGGCTCCTATTCCTTTAGTTAATAATCCCATAAGTTATCCTTACGCCTTATTAATTTTACCAGATTTTCTTTTGCCCCATTTTCCATAAGATTCATTTCTACGATCTTTCATAGATTGTTTCTTAGTGGATTCTGGTCCAGTTCTCATACCTAGAGATTCATCTTCTCTATCTTTGTAACCCTGCTTCTTAACAGTTTTACCTTTTTTGTATGGGAATCTAGATTTATAAGGTCTTGTTCCAAAATCATTTCTCATAGTTTTCTCCTTATTTATTTATATTTGTTTTGACATACATTGTCCACATTATTTTTACCGTCTATGCTGACTGTAAATTAACTGCGGAAGGTCCTTTTTGACCTTGTTCAACTTCAAATGTTAATGCATCACCTTCATTCAGCTGCAAGTTTGCTGCGCGAGCTGCTGAAGAATGTACAAAAACATCTTTTTCTTTATCGTCTCTTTCAATGAAACCATATCCTTTGGTTGTATTGAACCATTTGACTTTTCCGTTTATACTCATTTTTCTCTCCTTTCTTACTTCTTACCGTTTCTAAAAATTTGTGTACCCTTAATTCCAAAAATACTTCCGCAGACAAGGATCCAAAGTGAAGTAAACCATGTCGGCAGTGCCGCGAAATGCTCAAAGAACACTTTTATCTTATCCATGGCTGCCGGATCGTCTGACCAGACCCCATATGCGAGCACCAGGATGGGCAGTGTGAGAATCGCTAAAACTACCTCGTCCTTGTAGTCGTTTTGACGAGCTTCTAACAATTTCCCTTGGTAAGCTTCCTCACCTCGGGCCATCTTAGACGCATGCATATGTTGTGCATCCGCCATAGCCATCTTTGTCTCTTGACGCTTTTTATATATGTGGCTTCCAGCGTTAAGAGCTAACTTTAGCGCACCAAAAATTGGAAACGCCATACTAGTACCACTTAGCGGTTTGTTTTCTTGCCGCACCAGTACCTTTTACAGTACATTTATCACCAGTAGCAATATAAACTCCTTTAGCTCTAAAACTAGATTTACCTCTTGGGTCTATTTCTAGATTTTGAGAAGGAATTTTAATATTTACCGATTTACCTAACGGTGCTTGTTTTTCTTTTGTCATATTTTTCTCCTTGGTTTTTATATACTAAGATCTAGGACCTTTCAAGGTTCTAACGTCTTTAGCCTTCATTTTATCTGAAGTTAGTTTAACATCAGCAGAGATTAATGATTTTTCAATAGCTGTATCAGCTCTTAACTCTGCTAGTTCTTCGTTTTGGTCAAGTTTATCATCCGTAATCTCACGATTTTGGACAAGTTTAGCTTTATCTAAATTAACTCTCGCATCTAATTCATGTTGTTTTCTTTCAGCGTCCATTGCTTTTAGATCCACTTCTCTTTGTTTTAATTTAAGTAGTGGGTCATGATCAAATTGAGATGTAATTGCTTTTTCTTCTTTTAAAAACTCTTCAGTCATATCTGCAATTAATACAGCTTTTCTAGCTTCAATCTTTTGGGATATTTGTTGAAACTGTTGTTGCATTTGAGGATTCTGTACGGCTTGTTGTTGCATTTGTGGTAACATCTGGAATTCTTGTTGGAATTCAAGTTGAACCTGTTCCTGTGCCATCAAAGAAATATGTTCTAACACATTCTTTTCTAAAGCAGCTGTGACACTTGGATTGTTTCTAACAAAATTTGTAGCCATAAAGTTTAAGTGAGCAGTGACATGAGCTCTATGATCTTGACCAGGGAAAGCTTGAAAAGGCTTTCCTCCTAATGCATCAATGTGCTCTAATGCCGGATCTTTTGGTTGATTCGGTGGTGGAGGAGGTAAGACTCTGTCAATATCCTTAACTCCAATCGCTTCATACATTTTTCTATAACACATGTATAGATTATGCATCTGTGGATTAGACATCGCTAATTGTAATTCTGTTTGTGCCAAAGTAATTCTTTGTGACATTGAGAATATATTAGGATCGGCAACAGGTAGAATATCTACTCTGTCGTCAAAATCAGTTTGTTTAATATTTCTTTGTCCGCCTACAACATCATAAGGATATTCTTGCGGAAGATACGAGGCAAATATTTTTGCCAATAGTTTAAATTCTTGTTTTAATGAAACATACAGCCTTTTGTGGATTGCTGACATTACCCTTGAGCCGCGCTCTAATAGGGCTACGGTCGTCCCAACAGCTGCTGTTTGGTTCCCGTCACCGACCTGCATGTCAGCAATGGACGCGAATCTTTGCCCTGCTTGAACGACAATTCCCATCAATTGCAATAAAGTCTGAGAAGGTTCTTTGTATGGTAAAAATACAAAGGCATCTTTTAGATTTCCTCCTGGTGTATCTACGTCTTTAAATTCTCCTGGTTGTATATTTGCAGCGTCATCTTTTACTCTGACACCACGTTGTTTAAATCCGGCTGGTAAGTTTGATAACGTACCTGCATCTAATAACTGACGGAGAGCCGCAGTTGCAGTACGACTCAATCCGCCAATCATATGAATGAGTCCAAGTCCATAAAATCCTAGTCCTGGCAGAAATTTGAAGTGGACGAAATATTGGATTTTATTTTTCGTTGGATCATTGGGCGCGAAGTTCCTTCTTATCGAAAGGACCTTCCGACTACCTTCCTCGATTGTAACGATGTAAGGTAATTTTATTCCTGTTGGTTCACCGTCGGCGCCAACATCTTCGAAACCTTCTAAATCAAGGTCAATGTGGAATTCTAGTAATGTGTATAAAGGTTCAACTCTTTGTGATTTAGTTAATCCTTCTAATTCTCTTTCTTTTTCTTTTAATTTATCAGTAACAGTATCTTGTGGTTTGTTTAATTCTATATCAGCATAAAAACCTCCTACTTGTTGTTTTCTTAAATCATTTTCAGAAATTTTAATAACATGACAAACTGATTGTGCATCTTCTAAAGAAGTTGCAGTGTATGGTACAACTAAATCATCAGCTGGGACAAATTTAGAAACAGCTCTTTGTAATAAATCATCATAATAAACTTTTTTAAATGTAGAACCTGCAAGAGGTAAATAAAATAACATTTGATCAAATTCTGGTTCATATTCTTTCATCTGATCCATCAATTGATAATTCATGAAATCTTTTACTCTTTGAGATTGTTGTTCTTTTAAAGGATTGCTAATTCCAAGAATTTGAGTTCTTACTGGTCCATCAGACGGGAGTAACTCTTTATAAGCGAGAGCCTGAAACTGTGTAACCGCTTCAGCAAGAACCGGATGAGTGGCACCCGACGCGCCTTGAAAAGGTTCCGTTCTATTTTCATACTTAAACCCTAACAGATCTAAGCCTACAGTGTAAGCTCTTTCCCAGTCTGCACGGGAAGCTTTGTATTCTCTATAATCGCCTTGTAATTGATTTGCTATTGGATCTGTAACATCATCAGGTAATAAATCTGCAAGATTTCCAAAATGATCACCACCTTCTGGTATGTTTACTTTACTTGGATCAAAGTCAATTGTAGCACCACCATCATCTTCTTCAGTGATCTCAATTGGTTTTTTTCCTAGTTGGTCTGCGATGTCAACTTCATCAATAAGTTGTTCTTCGACAACTTCATCAGGTCGTTTAACATTTGGGAGACCTTTATCGATTTCTGCCATTTAAATTCTCCTGTTTCTTCTTATCCTTTTTTACTACTTTAATCAACCCCTCTGGATTAGGTCCTTTTAAAGGGGGTATCGCATTCCATTTAACATGCTTCATGTTTTTTACAAGTGTTGGATTATTTTTTAACATTTAAACTCGCTATACCTCCGCCTGAATAATATCTATCATAATAAGATTCCATTTGTTGGTCTGTCATAGTATTACCTGTAACCGGATGATAGTATTGTTCCTGAATATTTAAATCTTTGGCTCGTTGATCTATTTCTTCTTCACTCATATCATAAAGCTTTGCTCTTTCAGAAGTGGGTTCCCACACATCTCCTAAGACACCTGGAAGTTTTCTTAAAGTATTAGGTATAGCTTTTGTTATTGCATTTTGAAGGAAGTTTTGTGGAAGTAAACTTTGTGGAACATAATCTTTCCAATCAGTAATAACCTGCCACAATGGACTGCCAAGTACATTCATGTCAGAGTTAACTCTACGTTCTTTGTCTCCAAAAAACATCTTTCCTGCTCCCTCCCTATTCAAATTTTTATTATATTCTTTTCTTGCAATATAGCCCACTGTGTCTTGATAATTTTTAACTAGATCTTGAGCATTGTCTTTCGACCAAAATGTGTTTTGTTTGTTTTCAAATTCTTTTTTAAGTCTAGCAACCACATCTTTTCTCCATTTTATCTCTTCTTCTGGAAAATGTGTTTTAGGATCAGTTTGATTATAAGCAATCATTTCATTTAAAACTTCTTTTTCACCAGCTAACATTTTTTCTAAATCCAGCATGCTTTTAATTTCATTTAAGTTTTCTGGATTATGTCCTAATTCTTTTCCAGCAGTTTCAAAATCTTTCCACTGTGCTCGTTTTCCACCTTCATACATTCCTAACGTTGCATTCTCTAATGCCGTTTTAAATGCGGTATCAGCATCCATGCTATCTAAATTATTTATAAAATCTAAACCAATGAAACCTAATTCATATCCAGCTCCAAGTTTTCTTGCAACACTTCCGATTGTTTTAGCACCTTTACCTAAACCTTTTGCTGTATCTTCTAAAAGTTCTTTAGAAACAAACCCTGCTTGATTAGCTCCTTTGATGTTTTGTTGCTTTTTTATATTTAATCTTCCTTCGGGAGTTGATGTATCTATTAAAATTTGTTTCTTAGACTCTGCTCTCTCGAAATTTTTTCGTTCTTTACCACTCATCTCTATATATTTTTTATTTTTACCCTCAATACCAGAAAAACTCATTTTATAATTTCCAGCTTTATTTTTAAATACTCCGGTTTCTGGATCAACT